GCAATAGACCGCATGTATGAACGACACGCAATTTTTCACGAGTTTTGAGCATGGGCAGCCGAGGACCATCCCCCACACCGACCGCAACATTGAGAAACCGAGGCTCCTGGCGTGCCGGGGAACGGTCGGGCGAACCATCTCCCCCCGTTGTAGCGCCGAAATGCCCGTCGTTTCTCGGTCAGTCCGCCAGCGCCGAGTGGCGTCGGATCGTCCCGGAGCTGCTCGGGCGTCAGACCCTATCGCTCGGAGACCGGGCGTTGCTTGCGGCGTACTGCCACGCGTGGGGCGAGTTCGTGGAGGCCGCGACATGGGTGGAGGAGAACGGCGCGATCGCGTCGACGCCGGCGGGGGATGTACTGCACCCGCAGGTGACGCGGGGGAGCAGGGCGGTGGATCGATTGATGAAGCTGGCCGACCGTTTCGGGTTGTCGCCGGCCGCAAAAGCTCGAGTTAAGTCCTATGGCACGGAAGAAAAAACCAACGACCTCCCGTCGCTCAAGCTCGCGCAGTGACGTTCCGAGCCGGTGGGCTGACCTGTTCGCGCTGATACCGGGCTACGACCCGATCAAAACGGCGGGCGAATGCCGGTTTGATGCCCGTGTTGCAGACGCTTGTGTCGGGTTTTTCCATGAGCAGCTGACCCATATGGAGGGGGCGCTAGCTGGTAAGCCGCTGTTGCTGGAGCCGTGGCAGCGTGCGGTGCTGGGTTGTGCGTTCGGTTGGTCGAGGCCGGACGGGACGCGGCGGTACCGGGAGGTGTTCCAGTACGTGCCCCGGAAGAATGGCAAGTCGACGTTCGTCGCGGGTCTGGTGCTGATGGTGGCGCTTTGTGACGGCGAGCCCGGCGCTCAGATCTACTCGGCGGCGGCGGATCGGGAGCAGGCGGCGCTGATCTACCGGCAGGCCAAGGGGATGATATTGAATAACCCGACGCTTGGGGGTAAGGCTCGGGTCTACGACAGCTTCAAAAGCATCGAGTTTGGCGGCGGCACCGTCTACAAGGCGCTGTCCAGTGACGCCAACACGAAGCACGGGTTCAACAGTCACTTCGTCCCTATCGACGAGCTGCACGCCCACTACTCGCGCGACCTTGTGGACGTGCTGGTGACGAGCACCGGCAGCAGGCGACAGCCTCTGGTTTGGTACATCACGACCGCCGACTACGAGCGGGTCAGCATTTGCAATGAGAAATACGAGTACGCGGCTCGGGTTCGTGACGGGGTGATCGCGGACGAGGCGTTTCTTCCGGTGATCTATGAGGCGAAGGTCGAAGACGACTGGACGACCGAGAAGGTGTGGCGGAAGGCCAACCCGAACCTCGGCGTGAGTGTGTCGCTCGACTACCTGAGCCGTGAATGTAAGCGGGCTCAGGAGGTTCCGAGTTACGAGAACACGTTCAAGCGGTTGCACCTCAACGTCCGCACCAGGTCGGATGTCCGGTGGCTTTCGTTGGACGCATGGGACCGGTGCAAATCGGACTTCCAGCCGGCGTCGCTGCATGGGAGACGGTGCATTGCGGCTCTCGACTTGTCGTCGAAGATCGACGTGACGTGCCTGATGCTGTGGTTTCCACCAGAGGCCGAGGGCGGGGATCATTACATATTGGAGCAGTTCTTTGTTCCGCACGACACGGCAGAGCGGCGTGAGAGATTGGACCGGGTGCCTTACACGGCGTGGGTGCGTGATGGGTGGATGATCGCCACGCCGGGGAACGTGGTCGATCAGGCGGCGGTGGAGTTTGCGGTTGGCGCGGCGGCGAAGCAGTACCGGCTGGGGGACGTGGCGTTTGATCCGTGGGGTGCACAGTACCTCGCCACGCGGCTCGCCGACGAAGGCGCTCGCATGGTGGAGTTCCGGCAGGGCTACTCGTCGATGTCCGAGCCGTCCAAGGAACTCGAGAAGCTGATCGTGGCCGGGAAGGTGAAGCATCGTGGCAATCCCTGTATGCGGTGGATGGTTGGCAATGCGGCGGCGGAACTGGACCCGGCGGGCAACATCAAGCCGTCCAAAGCAAAGAGCACCGAACGTATCGACGGCGTTGTCGCCGCTGTCATGGCGCTTGGCCGTGCACTGGCGACGCGAGAAGACCGAGACGTGGACATCAGAGTAATAGACTACTAATGGGAATCTGGCACAACATCAAAGCGGCGTTCTCGCCCGTTCCCTACATCGAGGCGGGAGCGCGCGTATTCGAGGGATACGGATCGTTCGGCGCAAAGAACAGGCCTTTTGATTACTCCAGCGCCGTCCGGCACTTCAACCACTGGGCTTACGCGGCGTCGATGCTGAACGCCAACGCCGTGGCGAACGTGCCCCGTCGCCTGTACATGAGGAAGCGAGTCGGGCGGAAGTTGTACGAAACCCGCCCCGTGGGGAAGCTCATGCGTTCCTACCTCGCCGGCGAGGGTGTCGACAACCCGTCGCGTTCGGTGATGTCGAAGGTCCAGGTGCTCGGCGGCGAGATCGAGGAGGTCATCGGCGACCACCCCGCGACGTCGACGCTTCGCACGGCGAATCCTTGGATGAACGGTTACGAGCTCGACGTGCTGAGGCTCATTGACCTACAGGCGACGGGGAACAGCTATCTGCACTACATCATGGGTCCGCTGGGCGTACCGGATCAGGTGTGGCGTATGCCGCCGCAGAACACCAAGATCATCCCGAGCAAGGACCGGTTCGTCGATGGGTACGTGTACGGGTTAAACTCGGCGTCCGAACGCAGGTTCGGCACCGACGAGGTGATCCACTTTCGTCTTCCCAACCCCGACGACCTCTACTACGGGCGCGGCTGGTATGAGGCGGCGTGGTCGTCGCTGGGACTGCACCAGTCCAAGCGTGAGATGGACCTCGCCAAGTTCGACAACATGGCGCGGCCCGACTACCTGTTGTCGCTGGAGGGGATGACTCGGGAGGCGGCGGATCGGTTTGAGGCTCAGGTAAAGAACAGCATGGGCGGGAGCCGCAAGGCTGGTAAGTTTCTTACCGTCACCAGCAAAGTCACCGCGACGCCGTTGAACTTCGACGTGCCCGAGGTGGGCACTCCCACCCGCGTGATCGAGGAGATCGCGGCGGTGTCGGGCGTGCCGGTGGCGATGCTCCTAAGCAACGATCCGGGTCGGGCCAGCAGCAGCGCGGCGAGGACGGGCTGGTATCGCAACACGATCCGCCCATATTGCCGACTCGACGAGGAAAAGCTGAATGAGAAGTGGCTTCCGATGTTCGACGGGGCCGAGGACTTGGTCATTGTTTACGACCCGGTGTCATTCGAGGACCGCGAGGCCCAGGCGAAAGAGCTGATCGGCTACGTATCCGGCGGCGTGCTGACCGCCAACGAAGCCCGAAGCGAGCTCGGGTATGGGCCGATGGACGGTGGGGACAAGCTCAACGCGCCCGCCGGTACCAGTGGCGGGGCGGCTGCGGTGGCGGGGAACCTGTCACCCGGCCAAAACGACGCACGCCAGCAGGACAACCCGGCAGGTGGGGTTTAATTATGGACGCACTCAACAAGGTATTTTCGACCGACATCTCAATTCTCCCCGACGAGCGAGCCGTCGTCGCCAAGATCACGACCAGCGCCGTGGACCGCGAGGGGCACGTGCTGGTGCCGATGGGGTGCAACACCAAAGACTACGAGCGAAACCCGATTGTGCTGATGCAGCATGATTCATTCGGGTTGCCCATCGCCCGGTGCTCGGCGATCAAGCGATTCGACGACTACATCACGGCGAAGGCAGTTTTCGCCAACCGGCCCGAGAGTCTCCCGCCCGATGAGGAGTGGGTGCCCGACATCATCTATGACCTGTACAAGCAAAAGATGCTGAACGCGTTCTCTGTCGGGCTGATCCCGATTGAGATGCGTCCTTCCAATGACAGGGACGTGGAGAAGTACGGCGTTGGCTGTCGGCTTGTCGTATCGAAGTGGTCGCTGCTGGAGTTCTCGGCGGTGACGATCCCGATGAATCAAGAGGCCGTTATGACGGCGGTGGGCAAGGGCATGTTGACAGCCGCCCACGCCCGCAAGTGGTTGAACGTCGACACAATGGCACTGGCAACCGAGGCGACGCCGGCGTTGATCGTGCCCGAGGTTAAGCCCGTTATTAAGCCGAAAAGCTACGTTTTTTACGTAACACGCAATCCCTAATAAAAACCCGCGTCAGGCACCATGCCCGAGCCGACTGCCGCGTGTGCGGTGGCGGATGGGCAACAGGCGCAGCCAGCGACGCAGACTCCAATACGGAGACCGATATGAAGCTCACTCTGAAAGAGCTTGATGCGCAGCTCGCGCTGGCGGCAACGCTGGCCGGCGACGCACAAGCCAAAATGCACGACATGCTCAAGTCCGCCACTGTTTTTGAGGTGGACGAAAAGGGCGTCGAAACCGTGCACGTGGTCAAGATCGACCCCATCGCCAAGGCATTGCCCGCGCCGAAGGCCGACCCCGTGGTCGACGTCGACGCACTGGTCAAAGCGGCGGTGTCGGTTGGCATCGAGAAGGCACTTCGCAAGCCCCCGATCACCGCCATCGACATCCCCGCCACCGTCATGGGTGGCCGAAAGTCGCGGCACTTCAAGACAAACGAAGACGCTTACGTCTCCGGGATGTGGTTCCTCGCCACGCTCGGATCGAAGAAGGCCGTGGACTTTTGCACCGATCGCGGCATTCAACTTGAAAAGGGGTTTGAAAAGGTCCACTCGACCGTCAACAACTCTGCTGGCGGGTTCCTTGTCATCCCCCAGTTCGAGACCGCCATCATCGACCTGCGCGAACGGTTCGGCGTCTTCCGCCAGTTCTCTAGCGTCGTGCCGATGACCTCGGACACGCACACCATCCCGCGCCGGGCTGGTGGACTGACCGCGTTCTTCCCCGGCGAAAACTCGGCGATTACCGAATCGGCCGACGGGTCGTGGGATCAGGTCAATCTGACCGCCAAGAAAGCGGCCGTGCTCACCCGCATCTCATCCGAGATCAATGAGGACTCGATCATCAACATTGCCGACGACCTCGCCGGGCTGATCGCCCGCGCGTTCTCGCGGCTGGAAGATGATTGCGGATTCAACGGTGACGGCACTGGTCCCTTCGCCCGCATCGTTGGCGTGCGTAATGCACTGACCAACCTG